AGGCCGTCAGTAACAACAGTAGGAACGACCAATTTATTGGTTGCAGACATACGCTTGAGCGTCCGCTACGAGCAAACCGCATAGGAGACCCAAATGCCAACTACAGTAATAACTGGGCGCGATGTAACCTTTACACTCGATAGCGCTGCTTACGATGCCCAGGCAACAAGCGCAGTCCTCAGCTGCGAAACAATTATCGAGACCTATCAGACCCTTGATGGTCGCGCTTATAAGTCCGTTGATAAGCAATGGACATTCACAATTGAATTGCTACAGGATTGGGGAGCTGCTAGCTCACTATTCGAAGCAATGTGGTCTGATGCTGAATCAGCACCTAACACAACACTTGCAGTTTCATTTACGGCCGTAACTGGCGCAGTATTTGCTTTCAATGTATTGCCAATCTTCCCAGCAGCAGGTGGCGCAGCTCCAGGAGCGCTAACTGATACTTGGACGATGACTGTCGTTGGAACACCTACAGAGACCTTCAGCTAAGAGATCGGAGCATCGGGAGCTATGAAATTATCAATCACAATTGAATATAATTCTGGCGAATCAGCAACTTATATTGCTCAACCGCCAGAATGGGCTAAGTGGGAAAAGGCAACTGGACACACTATTACCAAGGCTCAAGAAAATATAGGAATCTGGGACTTGATGTTCTTGGCCTATAACGCTTATAAGCGCGAAAACGCTGGTAAGCAAGTAAAGAGCTTTGATATTTGGATGGAGACAGTTGCCGACATTAAGACAAGCAACGATGACCCAAAAGCCATCAGCCCGACAGCGTAAGGCGGCTATTAGTAATAGTTGCTCTTAAGACTGGTATCCCGATGCAGTATTGGGATGATTGGGACGATGTAGCAACGGCAGTCGAGCTGATAAAGGAGATGAACAGGGATGGCTGAAGAAGTCGCAGCATTTGATAGGACAGAGCTCCGTCAAGTGTATAAAGCCTTCTCCTTGCTAGGCGATGAAGCCAAAGCCGAGGCTCGCCAAACTTCAAACAATCTTGCTACTTATCTGCAAGGTGCTATCGCTGCCAAAGCTAGAACTAGAATTCAAGGTCAAGAAGCAATCAACAGAATCGTTAGCGGATCTAGAGTATCTAAGAGCAGCACTACTGGCGAGATTAAATATGGCTTTGCTAGTCAAAGATTTAGCGGTGGAGCAAATACCCAGATGCTTTGGGCTGGCTTTGAATTTGGTTCTAACAAGTTCAAGCAATTCCCTGCTTACTCTGGCCGACAAGGGCGCGGCTCTCGCGGATGGTTTATTTATCCAACACTTCGCCAAGAGCAAAAGAATATTGTGGCACAATGGACTAGAGCATTTAACAAGATATTAGATAAGTGGGGCATAGGTGGCATCTGATTCAAGAGCCTTAACGCTCAAACTTTTAGCAGATACAGCAGACTTCCAAAAGAAGTTGCAAGAAGGATCTAAAGATGTAGATTCTATTGGCGAAAAAGCAGCGGAATTTGGAAAGAAGGCAGCAGCCGCCTTTGCAGTAGCTGGCGCAGCTATTGGCGCATTTGCAGTCAGCGCAGTTAAAGCAGCAGCGGAAGATGAAGCAGCCCAACTTAAATTAGCCGAGACAATACGCAGCACAACTAAGGCAACAGATGACCAAATCAAAGGCGTTGAAAGATATATAACCCAGACCTCTATCGCTGCTGGAATTACTGATGATCAATTGCGTCCAGCATTTAGTCGATTGGTTCGCAGCACTAATGATGTTGAAGATGCTCAGAAGCTACTAAATTTAGCACTAGATTTAAGCGCAGCCACAGGCAAGCCGCTTGAATCAGTTACCAATGCCCTTGGTAGAGCTTATGATGGGAACACCACAGCCCTTGGCAAATTAGGTCTGGGCATTGATGCAGCTGACCTTAAGTCGCAAGATTTTGATACGACCTTTCAGCAACTAACTAGCACCTTTGGCAACTTCTCTGAGAATGAAGCGCAGAGCACACAGAAGCAGATGGAGCGCGTCAAGATTGCCCTTGATGAAGCTAAAGAATCTATTGGCGCAGCTTTGCTTCCAGTTGTCCAAGAATTAACTGCTTGGATATTACAAAACTTTATTCCAGCACTTGAAGCATTTATCTCAGGATTAACTGGCTCTGGCGGTCTTAATGAAGGTTTAACTAAATCACAAAAAACAGCAGTTGAATGGGGCAAAAAAGTAAGAGGCTTTATTGATACAGTTATTGATCTTAAAGATGAACTTTTCTTGGTCGCTGGAGTATTAGCAACAGTATTTGTGGTGAGCAAAGTAGCGGCTGGAATTCAAGCCACAATTCTATTAATCCAAGGATTAGTTGCTGCCTATGTTGCTTTGAGAAATAGCGCAGTAGCAGCAGCTATCGCATCCCGATTCGCCTTAAATCCTTTGGCTGGTTTAGCTACTGGAGCAGCAGTTGTCGGAGCGATTATTGCTGCCGTTAAATTATTTGATAATCAAGCAGCAGCAGCTAGGGGAACGGGAAGCAATACAGTTTCATCAGCTAGCCTGCCTGAAGGTTTTACAACTGGCACAGCCATTTCTAGTAGCGGTGGCGGTGGCGGTGGTGGTGGATTTAATATTCCTAATAGTGGTGGTGGTGGTGGTGGCAGCAATGTCGCAGTCTCCAAGCCAACGCAGACCTTAATTGAGCAAGTTACTCAAGAAAACTTTTTGAAAAATATGCCAGCAGGATCATTTAATGTTGCTGGGTTTAGACAGGCTGAAGAGCGCGGTAATGTGGTAATCAATGTAAATGCTCCATCGGCTATTGATGAAGAAGGCTTTACCCGAGCAGTTATCTTGGCGCTTAACCAGACTCAAGCCAGAACGGGTGGCGGGGGAAGCCAGCTAGTTCTATGACCGTTTGGAATCCCGTTTATCGAGTCAAAGTAAATGGATCAACAGTAACTGGAGTAACGCTTAGCGGACTAACTATTACTTCTGGTCGAACAGATATTTACTCTCAGCCAGTTGCAGGATATTGCAACCTTACACTTATTGAAACGGCTGAAGCTCAAGTTGCTTTTGAAATTAATGACGCAGTAACTATTGAGGTTCAAAATTCTGCCGCAACATATGTGAATCTATTTGGCGGCTTTATTACTGATTTAGGTATTACAGTTCAGACTTCTGGCTCAACTGCGACAAGTCAGCAGATTAAGATAGTTGCGGTAGGAGCTTTAGCGAGACTTAACCGAGCCGTCTATGTTGGCAACTTTGCTCATCAATTTGATGGCGATAGAATTTTAGAATTACTGGAAACAGTTTTATTTAATCAATGGAATGAAGTCCCAGCAGCTTTAACTTGGGCAACTTATGACGCAACAACTCAATGGCAAGATGCAGAAAATATTGGATTGGGTGAGATTGATACCCCAGGTGATTATGAGCTTCATTCTGAAAACGGTTTAGACGATACAGTTTATAACCTAGCTTCTCGCTTTGCTACTAGCGGCCTTGGTTATTTATATGAGGATTCTCAAGGTCAAATCGGATACGCAGATTCAACTCATAGATCGCAATACCTAGCAACTAACGGCTATGTCGATTTAGATGGCAATCACTCAATAGGCCCCGGACTTTCAATTATTAAGCGAGCTGGTGATGTTAGAAATTCAATAACTATTAGCTATGGCACTTCAGGTGCAGAAGTTACAGATGAAGATGCAGCGTCAATATCTGACTATGGACTTCTTGCCTCTACCATATCGACCACTCTTCGCAATCAAGGCGATGCTGAAGCTCAAGCAGCCTTTTATCTTGATATTAGAGCCTATCCTCAATTTGCCTTAAGACAGATAACCTTTCCAATAGCCAGCGGTGAAATCGACAATTCAGACCGAGATAACCTTCTTGGCGTATTTATGGGTCAGCCTCTTAATATCATCAATTTGCCAGCCAATATGGTAGGCGGTGAATTCCAAGGATTTGTCGAGGGATGGACTTGGACTGCCAGCCTTAACCAGCTTAACTTGACTCTAAATGTCTCGCCTATCGCTTTCAGCCTTCAGGCGTTTAGATGGAACTCAGTCCCAGCGACTGAGACTTGGAATACAATCAGCCCAACTTTGGACTGGCTTAACGCTACAATAGTCGCCTAAGGAGAACTAATGCCAAATACTACGAACTTCAATTTCCCGACACCTGCGGACACTGATTTAGTTAAGGATGGTGCATCCGCAATACGTTCATTGGGCAATAGTATAGATAGCACTTTTGTCGATCTTAAAGGTGGGACAACTGGCCAAGTATTATCAAAAAATTCAAATACTGATTTGGATTTTACTTGGGTGGCCCAAGATGATTCCAATGCAATTCAAAACGCAATAGTCGATGCCAAAGGCGATTTAATTTCAGCCTCAGCAGCCGATACTCCAGCAAGATTAGCGGTCGGAACAAATGGACAATTTTTGCAAGCGGATTCTTCAACCGCTACTGGTCTTAAATGGGCAGCGGTCACAGTCCCGACATTGCCAGCATTTAGAGCATATTCTTCCGGTGGCACTTCATTAACGGGCGCGGCTTGGACAAAATTGACTTTTGACACTGAGGTTTTTGATACAGATAGCAAATTTGCAAGTGATCGTTTTACTCCCGGAACTGCGGGTTATTATCAAGTATCCGCAAGAGCTCGACTAAATGCCAGCGGAACAGCAAATTCTCTTTATTTGTCTATCTATAAAAATGGATCAACCGATGCCGAAGATGGAACAGAAACAAATGCTTATCCATCTGGAAATCCGAGCGTTTTAATTTATCTAGATTCTGACGATTATATTGAAGTCTATGCTTACAGCGTATTCAGCGTTTCAACTAACAGCGGAGCAGCTATGCAATATTTCTCAGCAGTAGGAGTAAGGAGCTAATATGACTTTGGCAGAAAAATTAATTGAAGCAATGCCTGAATTGACTGTGGATGATTTTCACCCTTACAAAGGAACCATTGTTTTACAGGATGATTCTGATGGGCAAGGTGCATACATTCGTCAATGGGATTATGAGAAGCCAATTCCAAAAGGTTTCAAACTTGGTAAATGATGCCGAAATTATGCAAAGCCGGAATCCAGTTAAGAGAACAGCTGGATGATGACTATCCGAATCGCTCAAGAAAATCGGATGGTTGGATAGGCGATGCTAGGCACTCGGCTCGCAAATCGGATCACAATCCTGATGAGAACGGAATCGTTCGGGCGCTCGATATTACAAGCGACTTGGGAGCTCATCCGGAAGAAGCGTACTCAGTAGTCGAGAAGCTTCGTAAGTTAGCCAAGCGCGGCGATAAGCGAATTAAATACATAATCTACGATGGAAAGATTATGAGTCCGATACTGGGATGGAAGCGCAGAGCTTACAAAGGCGCTAATCCTCATCGGTCGCATTTCCATATTTCGTTTACAACTTTGGGAGATAAAGATGGCAGTTATTTCAACCTCGAAGGAGAAGCTAATGAGCGAGTTAAAGAAGATGGCAGAGAGCTGGGCAAAGACATTCC